TCTCCCTGGTGCTGAACGAGGTCTTGTACTCGTAGACCAGCTCATCGATTGACTCCTCGATCAGTGTCCTTGCACCGATACCCAGTGCGATGGGTGCGTCACGCTTGGCTATCAGCTCATCACGCTTGGCCGCCTGATTGTCTGTAAGCTTGACCTTGTTCATCAATACATAAAGTGCCTCCATCTGCTTTTCAGTGAGGCCGTCAGTGCCCGTGAATAGGGCCGCACAATTACTTGCTCTTACTCTCAGCATCCTTCAGGGTTTTAGTTTGTGAATCACTCAGTTCGTACACGGCAGCTATCTTTGCCAGTGTTGACCGTCCGTTTGATACAGACTCAGTCGCCTTCTCCATCTGGTCGTCAGTAAGAACCTTCTTGGTCTTCTTTGGTAGTGGCCTGGTGCTGAAACGCAGTGCGTCCACCATTCCTGCAGGTGACTTGACCTTCTCGGTGTTTAGTACGATCTGCTTACCGATGTACTCGTTGTAGTCAAACGTTCCGAAGAACTTTTCTAACCTCTTGAAGTTTGATCGGTTGCAAACCATCGGCTTGTCGAACTCATTCATAATAAGGAAGACCTTGTCCTCCTTACCCATCTCGCCTACGAAGACGTCCTGGTATATCTTTTTGATGGTTACCAGCTTGGGCTCATACTTTCCATTGACCTCTAAGTCCCATGAGCCGAGGTACTTGTTGTCTTTCATTAAATTTCTCCAGTGCATATTAAATTAAATTAGGGGTTACAATATTAATCATTTTTTGTTAATAAGTTACGGTATTTGTGTATTTTTTTTTGAATTACTTCTCTGCGTTGCTTGAAAATGTCTACCATTCTCTCGTTGCCGTTGGATATAGAGATCCTAACCAACTCATTGGCCCTCATCAGTTTACGCTGATGAACGTCTATGTTTAGCTTGACACATCCAATGAACCATCCCTCGGTCTCGAACACCTTTAAAAATTTTCCATTTACATCCTCAAACTTTTCTGTCGATGTCATGACGTTCTTGATCTCGATCCGTCCGTCCTTATGGAACCTCTCTATCTTGACACCCATGTCCAGGTACCAGTCGCTATTTTCTGTCCAGTACAATGACTTCTCCTCGTCATTTACTAGGTCATCCCAGGCCCTCATTGCTTGAAGTATTTAAGGAGGTATCTCTTACCATCGTAGTCCTCAAAGCTGAACATTACCCTGTCCTGATTCTTTATCTCGTTCAATGATATGTCATACATGCCGTCGAAGTGTATGGCGTATAGAACGATCATGTGATTCTTTTTCTTGGAGTCAATGCTCTTGAAGACAATGATCCTGGACTCGTTACTCACGATAAGGTCAAGACTGTTTAGGCCATAGAACTCAAACACATCAAGGCATTCAGAGACCGCCTCCTTCTTTGTCTTTACGGCCTTGAAGTAACTCTTGTACTCGCTGTTGTAATCAAAGCCATCTGGTACGTCGAACTTCTGCGACATAAGGTTGGTGCTGAACATTATCAGCACAATTAAAATTACATTTTTCATAGTATTAAATTTAAGATTGATAAAAAGAATGCGATGCATGAGCCGAACATACAAAGCATTCCGATTGGAATAACTATCGACCTGACGGCTATGCTCAGTATGTTGTCCATCGAAAGATGTACCAGCCAGAGCGATAGGCCGAATGCTATTATTGAAAGTAATGTTATCATGTTAGTTCTCGTTTATTTCCTCGATGATGATCTGCACCATGCTCTCCTCTATGTCTATCAACTCTGCCTCAGGGAAGAAGAAGTTGAAGTAGTTGAGTGCCGTTAGGTCGTCCTCGCAGTGTATCTTTGTGTAGGACCTCTCACCGTGCAGGGTGAATGTCAGTGCGAATGATTTGTTGTGTGTCATAGCTTGCATATGTATATAATGTTGTATCTCCTACCAAACTTTCGTAGTGCGTCTCGGTAGCTTGACGCCTGTATTGTGTCGCCAGTGCATAGGTTATCTCCTATCATGTAGCAGATGTGGAAGCTATTCATCTCCGACCTCCTCATCAATTACCTCGATTGAGTGTAGGCGAAGTTCTCCCATCCATTCACAATTGTTGCAGTTCTTGTACGTCTGTGGGTGCTCGAACTCATATGTCTCCTCGCAGTCATTACATCCGTATGTGTATATCTTTTTTTCTTTACTCATCTTCCTTGTTTTAATTAATAAATAAAAAGGGGCAGTTTTTTTCACAGTCTGCCCCGTTCTTTTCACGGCTTACTCCCATACATACATCAGCTAAATGTCTAAGGTTTCACTTATATCCGTGTCTGGGTATCACCAGCTTAGGTCCCATGAGATTTTATAGAGTAAATTTGGACCGTACAACCTCTATCAACCCGCTGTGTCAGGTCAATTCTAATAATTTCTTTGTTCATTCTTTTGTACTCTTCATCAGTAGCAAAGGCATTTAATGTGGAGTAGTACATATTTCTCCATGTACATTTGTTTATTTCAAAGTACTCTTTTTTTATGTCGCTTATTGCACACGACTTTGCTATTGATTTACTCATCTTCTTTGTTTTATGATCCACATGACAGACATTCATCGTCGTCATCTAGCTCTGGGTTGGTGACTATCTCTGGCTTCAGTATCTTCTTCAGCTCGTATATCGCACTGTGCGTGTCGGCATCCTCAAACAGGTTGCCAGTGAGGGTGCTCCTCAGTGCCCTTATCTCTGCATTTATGTCCTTGTCATTCATCTTAGGTATATGTTTATATGGTTAGTAATCATCACGTCATCTCCACCTATAATGGCCATCATCTCGTCAGTCCGATTGCCTATCAGGATGACGTGCCTCCTCGATATTTGTATCCGATAGAAGTGGTCGATGTCTATCCCCTTCTTAATGCATACGTACCTGAGGTATCTCATCATGACCGTCATGATGTCATGGTCTTTGCTATCTCACTTATCCTGGACTCCAGGATGAGTATCTGTCTGCCCTTCCTATCGGCATTCCGACACCACCTATCTCTCAAATCTACTAAATCTTTTGGAGACTTGGAAATGTTGTCCCTGAGTATATCTATGTCGGTCTGTAGGTATTCTATCCTCTCCACTATCTCAAGCAGTTTCTCTATCTTCTTCTTCATGTTTCTTGTTTAAGTTTGTCTTCCACTTGCTTATTATCTGCTCGTCTGTACTATCATCAATATAGTATGTGTGGTCTCCTATCTCTATGTATAGAGACCTGTCTGTCCTTATGTCTATCTTCATTATCTATTTATTTAATGCGTTTTTAATTTGTCTTATGTTTTTAGTGTGAATTTCTCTCATAGTAATATCACCATCGAAACCTTTCATATCACTTGACCACCATTCTTTTGTTGCTTCTTCACCAATAAGCAATCTATTCAAAACTCTTTTTAATTTTTTTACTTGCTTCAATAGTTCTTTATTTTCTTTTTCAAGTTTCCTTGACTTTTCAATAAACTTGTTGCGTTCAAAATTACATTCCTGAAAACTTATCATAATCTATTTATTTATTTCGTCCTCAATTAGTTCCCTCAACTGATCAATATTCACGTCGCCATCTCCGTCTACCCTATCTATAGATGTAGGTCTCATGTATGTCATGTGTCCGTAATGGTATTCCGTCTCGTCATTCAGTCCGTTGAATCGTACTGGGAACTGCTCTCGTCTTAGCTCCCTCTCTATCCCTACGTTGAAGTGGTCAGTCCCTGATACGCATACGCATATGTTTGCGTCGTCTATGTAATCTATGTCTATGTTCATTGCTATTGGTTTTTAATTGTTATAGGAATTTCTCTCCTGAATCCATTCAGACTTGTATGTCCCGTCAAGAACAGACTTCGTGTGATCGTCATCTACCTTTAGGTTTTTTATGTCTACCTCGTTATCATCAAGGACATCACGAGCATTACTGCTCTTGCCGATGAACTCGTCGTTGATGTATACCGAATGAATCGTCACCCAGTACTGCACCCACTTGTTGTATATGTCTTCAGACTCTATCTTTAGTGTGTTCATTTGATTTGGTTTTAGTTGTTAACAGAATGTATAATTAAGCCCCTTCAGTCCCTTCAGAAGACTTCGGCATGCCTTGACCTGACTCTCCAGTTCATCGATAGGTCTGTCCTCGTCATCTATCTCTTCCCAGAATCCCATGATGTCGTAGTACATTCCGTCATGGAATTTATCGTCTTTATGCATTATCTCGTCCTTTAGTGACTCGTATTCGTTTAAAAGTTTTATGTATTTTTTCATGTCTATAAATTTTTAAGGTTAATAAATTTTCCTTTGAATCTGATTCTTATGTCAGACATCTTAATCTCTCTGCCCTCGTCATCAGATAGCATCTCAAGTAGGTTGTCCTTCATCTCCTGCTTCGTCAGTGAGCATGACATCATGTTGTTTCCGTCTGTCATGTCGAAGTCGTAGAAGAATCCGTTTGGACTCTCCTCTATGTTTATCATTAATTTTTTCATGTGTGTAAATTTAATTGGTTAAACGTAATCTCAATGTCTGTAGGTATCTGCTGCAAGATACCATTAAGGTCTGTACCCATAACAAGGGTGAACTGATAGTTACCCTTGGTGTCGTGTACATCTTTCTCTACGCAGTCGGTCAGTACTATAATCTCTTTAGTGTAAATTGTCTCAAAAATCCTCATAATGTGTTGGTTTGTGTTAAGAAATGTTGGTTTTTTTTTGAATCAACATCTCTGTAACTATTGATATTACTATGTTTTTTTAGTGAAATGTTAGAATGTTACTTTTTTCCCTTCTGTGAGAAAAAAATAAATAATATATATATATACTGATGATTGTGAGAATATATATTCTC